ATATTTAGTTAAAAAAAGCTGTTCCATATTAATAATTTGTTACTGTATTAGAGCCTATTTTGTTAAATGAAAATTTAGCATTTGCTGAAACTTTCATAGAAGCTGTAGCTGATGAAAAAGCAACTGATGGTTTAACTGTTCCTGCACCAGAGACACGGACAGTTCCAAAGAATAATATTCTTCCAGTTGATGCAGCAGAGTTTGATGTTATTTGCGTTGCGTTACTTGAAACATTTGACATATTTTGAGTTTGGTTGTTTGATGCTTTATTTGCAAAAACAGTTATATTGAAACTATCAATAGTAGCTGTTCCTAACAAAGAAAAAGATAAATAGCTACTTACTACAGCTAATCCTGTAAAATCAGCTGAACCAAAGATTTCATAGGCACAATTTGCTTCTGCATCTAAATCAGCATCATAAATGGCTTGTGCTGATGTTGTGTTTACTAATGTTTTTTCTGCACTTGAAACTATACCTTTGTGCTTGGTTTCTTTTGCATCTAATAATCCAACTAAAGTATCAAACAATCCATCAGCATAATCTTCGGCCTCTGTTTTGGCGGTAGCAACATTGGCTTGAGTTGCTAATGGTGAACTTGGACCTGTTGGTAATGGATATTCATTTGTGTTGAAAATAATTTTATTACTTCTATAATCAGCAGAATTTACGCTGTCAGTTGCATATAAAGTAGCGATACTACCAGAAATAGAAATTCCAACATAAGCTTCATTTGTTTCATCTTCAACCACAAAAGAATTTCCATCTTGGCTTGATGAAATACCTGTTGATTTTACAATTTTATAAGAACCAGCATCAACCGTTGTTTCATTATTTGCATCAGTTATCGTATTTCCTTCATTGATTACTTGTTGTAAATTAGGCGTAGTTCCGCCACCACCTGCATTATTATAAACGTCTTCTAACGCTTGGTTTAATGATGAAGGTGCTGATGTATGTGGGTTGGTTACGTTAAAATTATTACCAGTTAAAAGAACAATGCCTGTAAAACCATTAACAGAAACAACACCAGTCGAATATGAAGTATCAAAACCTAAATAACCTAATTCAGCAAGTTTTTCACTCAATTCGGTTATATTAGCAAATGAAGAAAATGTGTCGCTATTAACCTCATCAACTATTGTAATATCACTATATCTGTATTTATTTCTTTTTGATTGCCCAATTTCAACAATTTGAAAATAATCGCCATCGATATGAAAAGTAAATTTACCGATAATAAACTTTGGTTTATCACTTGGCTCATGCAACCAAACTAAATTACTTTTCTTTGTTATAGTTAAAGTACTCATATTTTTCTAATTACTGTACAATTCCATCCATTAACAACTATACTAGCATCATCATCTGAATTAAATTTAATTTGCGCTGAATTATCTCTAGTCAATTCATTATTAATGGTAATTCTTATTTCAGATGTTATATTGCTATAAGAACCAGCAGTTTTAAATAATTTATGTGAATGAAAATATATGTTATAAGGCGTATCATCTTGCCCTAATTCCATATACATATTAACTATTTGATTTGCTGAAGTAGTTGTTATATTTACATCACTTCTTATTAAAACAGTATCGCCAATATTCAAATTAGAAAAATCAAACTTATTGGTTAAAACATCATAAACAGTAACTCCAACTGGGATTTCATCTTCATAAGTATAACTTCCTGCGCCATCATTTTCTAAAACTATATTCCCACTTGTATATGATATAGTACTTCCACTATCGTTATAGTCGAAGTTAAACATATCAATATTTTTTTGTTGTTTTGGGTATGTGTATCGGCTTGGAATAAACAAACCTCTATCGTCAAATTCTAGTTTAAATCTATCAAAACCGAATTCTATATAGAAGCCTGTTTCATTCCCCACTTTAAAAGCAAAATCTAATTCATCGCCAGCTTCTAATGAAATGTTTTGAAAATATACATTATGCTCATTAAAAACAAATCCATCATAACCTGCTGATAAATCAAAATTGAATAGCGTTACATCGTTTTTATAAACAAAAATATTGAAACTAAATTCAGTTGCACTATATAAAGATGGAATAATTAATGATGCAGATAATAAATAATTTCCTGTTTTTTCAACTGTTGTTTTTAATCTATCATCTCCTACATCAATAGTCGCATCACAATTTTCAGCAGAAACAAACAAACCTCTTTTGCCTTTATATTTTAAATTAGGTGAATTAATAGCTGTAATTTCACCTGAACCACCTGTTACATTCGTGTTCCAAGTAAATTCACTATCAAAACTTGCAAATTCAGGCAATAAATTTTCTGAATATTTAGCATTTTCAACTTTTGTTATGGATGTAGGTATTACTGACATGATTAATCGTTATTTTCGTAGTGAATATTAAATCTTAACTCTTGATTTGGTGCTAAATTACCAATTAAATATATAGTTCCCAAAGATATTGAAACTTGAACTAATTGCCCATCAGAAGTAGGACACATAAAAATAGTATCTGCACCTGTTTTAGCATAAAGTTCAGTATTTGGTATCGTTACCATTGTTGTACCATTTTTAGTAATGGTATATTTGTTAGTTATTTTACCTGATAAATAAGTAATATTACCCTGTTTTTTATACCTTAAATCGTGCCAAAAAACATTAGTTCCAGTTGCTAACGTTTGAGTTACTACTGTTTGATATAGTTCATTAATAAGTTGCAAAAAAGCATTTCTAACCTTTGTTATATTAACAACGCTTGTTATAAAGCCATTAATTGCTGATATTATACTTGTTTTTGTTGCCATTATACTAAAAATTCATCGTTATCAAATTCACTAATTTCAAACTCCCCATCAGCTATTGTAAAGTTCCAAACCTCACTATCATTAATTCCTGCAAAAAGTTCATTAAACTCGCTTTTTATTTTATTTGCATCAAGTAAAACGTAATATTCTCCGTTTTCAAATGCATTTACAAAATTCAAAGATAATACATTATCTGATATATTTGGATAAATTGTTTCAACTAAAACACCATTTTTATAAAGATATGCTTTTAAAGTAGTATCTATAATATTGCAATTTCTATTAAAAGTAATTAACAATGGCGCATCAATACTGCTATAAAATCCATTGTCAATTGGTGTAGTTTCATAGCTTAAAGGCTCAAAAATAGTAAATTCACGCTCAAAAGTTTCATCATAGTTTATAGCAACTGTGAAATTAGCGTCAAATGTATTAGCGTCCATTTGTCTATCACCAACTTCTGCAATAGCTTTGTTTGTAACTCTTTTACCATCGATGTATATAACTGGCATTGATAGTAAATTGTTTACCCTTAAAAGCGTAAAATTATTACACATATCAAATCTGTACTTCTCTAATTGAGTAACTATTTGTTTGCTACTAACCTTTAAGCCATCTATTCTTGTGTATTGTTCCGCTGTTGCTTCTGCTAATGGTGTTGTGTACAAGCATTTTAAACGAATTGAAAGCATTTCATCGTTTGTAGTGTTATAGTTTCTATAATCAAACTCTGTACATACATTTGAATAATAATCGCTAATTTCAAATAACTGACTAAACCAAACGTAATCTGAAACAGTATGTATAAATTTTAATCTAACTGGTGTATCGTAGAAATCATTTAAAATTGGTGCTATTTCAAACTTTATTTGAGGCAAACCATTTGCATCTGTAAACTGCTCAATGGCTACTTTTTCAGAAATATCTAGTAAAACATTATTGCATTTATCAATAATTAAAACTTGGTAATTCCCATCAAAAGAAATTCCTAGTTTAGTAGAAGTAACTTGTTTGTATATTTTATTAGGTGATAAGCTGACAGCATCAGTATAAGTTATTGACGATGCTCTGCTATCATTAACCTTATCAGCTAATTCAATAGTTGGTTCTAATCTAATGAAGCTATAATCCATGCTAAATCATCTGAAAATTCATTAATATCTGTATATTCAACTCCGTTTATTGTAATGTATTTAAAATCTTTAGCGTTATTAATTGCTACATCATTCTCATCAAACAAAATTACAAAAATATCATTAACTACGAAGTTTTTAAGATTAATTTCATAGTCATTTAAGAAAATAGATGTATCAGTTGTAGTTATTTTCAAAACGTTTTTTTCATATTTCTCTAATAAAGTTAAATCTAACGTTTCATCTTTCCAACCATAATCAAGTTCTTTTATATAACCTTTGATTATATTTCCTGAATTTAATCTTACTCTAACAAAACCTTTTTTATCATTAACATCTTTGATTAGTTGCGTAGCTTTTTCAAATTCACAAAATACAGTTACATCATGTACTTTTGGACTTAAAATTTTGTAGTCTAAAATATCATCAGTTAAAATACTTGCATTATCTACAACTGCTTCGGTTTCTGTAATCAATCTACTTGAAAGATTGCCATTAACCTCGAACATTGTGTTTTTTATTTCTTTGTCTTTGTCAAAAATACTTGCTGTTGATAAAATATTGTACCAATTTTTTATGTTTCTCTTTATAGAGTATCTTAAATTTGCATAGTTATTACTATTTTCAATACCGCTAATTTCAGCAAAATCTTCTGCTGTTTCTACTATATAATCAATATTGTTTAGATTATACGTTATTTTTATTATGCTTTCTCCTGAAAATGGATTTACTGAAATACCTACTAAAGTCAATAAACTTGGTGTTATCTCTATAATACTATAAGTACCTGCGTTATTACCATCAATGGTTATTGTAGAAAATTGATTAAATCCAAGCAAATCCCATCTGAAATTGTTTGATAATAATTTCAATGTAACTCCAGTTCTTTGTTGTTTTATGTTGTCTGAAAAACTGTTAGTTAATGATGGCGGTGCTTGTCTGCATTTAATTAAGAATAACTTATCATCATATTGTAAGCTTTCAGTATCTTTTGCTTCAAATATTCTTCTTCTTTGTTCTTCAAGTAAAAATGCACTTCTAATGTGGTCTAACTCTACTTTTAAACGTCCTTGTCCGAATGGCGTAGGCATTAACCATTGTGTTTGACCATGAACATCGTCTAACGTATTTTCTCCGTTTGTTTCTCTATCTTTTGAACTATTTTTATATGAAAACTCGAATGTTTTTATAAAATAGTCTTTGTTGAATGTGGTTTTTTGCTCATAGTCTGGCAATTCATCAAAAACTGCTAATTCTTCATTTTCATAAAAATCTGCATAATGTAAAAATTCAACGCTATCGGTGTTTATTTGTTTTCCAACGCATTGCTCTTTTACAACATCGCATAAATCTTTAAACTTATTATTAAATGGCTTGTCTGTTTTTTGCCCAATTAAATAACCATTTGTTGCAAAATTATCGTAATGCTCCCCACCAACGTCATATAAAGGCGCAATAGTTGGCAAACTTGAAATGCTTTTAACATTGTGTTTTAAAACATCAATAAATCTACTTGCCTTTATAACGCTATCTATTGAAGTTGATGTTGCTTTGATTTCCATTTTGTAATTAGTGAACTCTGCACCCATATTCAATATAGCAACACTAGAAGTAAAAATATCAGTCCAAAAAATAGATAATCCCTCTCCACTTAATAAATTAGGCATATCAACTTCAAAATCTAAATCTAAAATAAAATCTTGATTAGCACTTCCGCTAAATGACTTTGTATATATATTTATTGTTTCTAGGTCTGCTCCAGTAACATAAGGAAATACATATTTATACATATTTAAAACAAAAACACCACTAGTACTAGCACTTCCATTAGGTCTGTATTTTAAAGTTCCCTTAATAGTAAACTTAATTTTACCACTAGTTAATTGTGTTCTGGCTTCAATGTATCTAAAATTATTTATAGCTTCTGTAATATTCGTATCAATTCTATTATCAAAACTAACTAAACTATCGTCAATTTCATAAGTAGTTAAATTTAAAAAAGGATTAAATCTATCTAAAGCTAAACCATTAAAAATTGTTGTTGTTTCATTTTCCCATATGCTTTTCTGAACAACTGGTTTAGCTTTTAGCAATACATTAACCGTACTACATGGCTCTATATCGTTTCCATCAATATCCTTATCAGAAAATGCATTAACTACTACATCTTCATTTCTTTTACATTTTTCCCTGTTAGTATCTTGAATTACTTTAAAAGTAATGCTATCATACTTGATAATGGCTGTAAAGTAATCAAATATCCCTTTGCTAAATTCAATACCATCTTTTTCGATTATATATTCTACTCTACTATTCCAACCTAAATCATTGAATAAGGATAATAAATAATCAAATCCATGAGTAGCATGATTAACCTCAACACCATTAATAAGTTGTTGATTTAATGCTAATTCCTCAAATTGCTGTCTTGTAAATTCAAATTCAGTTTCCTCATCAGAGATATACACATCCCTACCCCAAAAATCCTCTTGCTTAATCTTATGACTACTAGCATCAAATCCAAAAGGCTCGGATATTTCAATTTTACCTATACTTGGATAGTCTAAAAAGTTTAAATAATGCTTAAATATCATAGCCTTTAATGTTTATTACATTGTCTAATATTTTAATTCTTATGCCGTTTTTCTTTTCATAAACAGCCTTACCTCTTTTATCTATCTGAACTGCAAATGTAGGTTTATTTTTTATGATTTCTTTTAAACTTTTGATTTCTTCAACTGTTCTTTCATCAGAATAGCGTATGTCATTTTTAACTAAAATATTATTTAAGTCTTTGTTAAATAACAGTCTTTGCGTTTCTTCTGCTGTATAAATCTTATCTCCTGCGCTTAAATGTTTTAACCTTGCTCCTTTGTCACTTCCGAAATCTTTGATATTTCCATACTTATCTGTATGTAATTCAGCTCCTTTTTCATCTGTAAAGGCTATACCCTCTGGTGCGTTTTTAGTTCCTTTATAGAATTGAGGTATTTTTTGAGATGCTATAAAAGCTGTTTGTATTGCTCCTAAAATACCTATTGTAATAGCTAGTGGAATATTAGCAGTAGCCAACGCCGCAGTAACACCTTGCGCTGTATTTATCAATGAGTTAAAGATTGCTATTTTTTGTTGGTCTTGCGCTTGGCGTCGTTGTATTTCTTTTCTTCTTCTATCATATTCCTCTTCTATGTTTTTTTGAGCAACTGCACTCTCACCAGCAAATAACAAAGCATTTTCTTTTTGCATTTCTAATCTTTGATATTGTGCTTCATAATTAGCTTGTTGTTGGCTATTTATAAATTCAAACGTATCTTTTGCCACATCACCGATAAATTTCATTCCTACGGCAAACTTTTCATTAAAAGTATCTGCTGTATTCCACATTTTATCAAATGTACCATCAAACATTGGAACTAAACTATCAAATCCTAAATTACTTAATTGCCCATTGTAAATTGACTTGAATAATGATTTTAATTCCTCTTCTAGTTCTGCAGTTTTCTTTTTAGCAGCTTCTGAACGTGTTTCTACATCTTTTAATAGTTTTATGTAGTTTTCCCAAGAAGACAAATCTGCTTTTATCACTTTACTAGGGTCTTCAATTAAATCTATTGACCTTTGAAGTCCATCTACTACTTTTTGATAATTAGCGTATTCTTCAGATGTACTAGAAAGCGTATCTCTTAACTCTTCAAATGCTTTTTTCTGTTCTTTTAGTTTTACTAAAAATCCTTCTTCTAATTGTTTTGGCTGTAATTCAGCTATTTTTGTGCGTTCTAAATATTCTTCTCGAAGTTTTTTTATGTAGTCCTCTTTGGCTTTTGTTTTGTCTTTTGTGGCTTTTTCTTCTTGATATTCTAGTAGTATGCTTTCTTTTTTTAGTTTAAAAATATCCGCATCATTTTGTATTGTTAATTTAGATATTGTATTATATTCTAAAATTGCTTTATTAAGTTTTTCTTGCGCTCTTTTTTGTTGGTCTGCAACGCCCTGAAAAGCCTCTGGTCTTACAAATCTTTGAGTTAATAAGGTTTTTGCGCTTTCTTCTGCTCTTTTAACTGCTTCTTTTTGTAAATCTATTTCTTTTTGTAATTCAATAAGTCTTTGTTTATTAACTACATTTAATTCCGTTTTCTTTTCAACTTCTTTTCTTTTTTCAAGTGCAGTTAGTAATTCGCTTTCAGCTTTTGCATAATCCCCTGAATAAATTTGTGCATCTTTTAAATCCCTGAAGTAATAAGGATATTGTTGTCTTAATGATTTTAAAGCTATTAATCTTTGGTCGTAAGAAAGTTTTTCATCTTTTACAACTGCTAAATATTTTCTAACTTCTAGTATTTCTGTTTGAGCGTCTTTTCTACCAGTCAATCGTGCATCATTGAACTCTTTTTGTCGTTTAGTTATTTCTTCAAGATTTTTATTTGCATCAAATAAACTTTCAACCCATTGCCCTATTTCTTTTCCGTAAGCGTTCATTATACCAATTCCAACAAATAAAGCTGTATTGAATGAGAATAATGAACCACTTATAATTTTAAAAATGCTTTCTGTCTGTTTTCCGTCTGCTCTTAATTTTTCATTTTCTAGTCTAACCTGTTTAATTCCATCTTGCAATGCACCAATATTATTGGTTAATGACATTATTCCGATTTGCATAGATTGACCGAAATTTGGTAATTCACGAGTTATTTGCGCTAATGAAAATTGTAAATTTCTTGTTGCACCCTCATAATTACCTACATTTCTAGTATGTTTTCCAATACCAGCATCTACATTTTTCAATGCTGTATTGTATTTTATCAATTCTTTTTGTGCTAATTCTAAAGTTGCTACTTCTTTTGCAGTTAGTGTTTGTCCTAATTGCTGTTTTATAGCAAGATTGTTATATGTTTGGGTAAGTTTGTAAACTTGGGCTTCAATTCTTTTGTATTCTCCAACTAAACTCGAAACTGATTTAGCGTGTTGGTCTGCGCTTTGTGCTAGCTGTCTTTGATTAACAATCTCTTCTGATGTTAATTTAATTCTTTCTTTTGTTTGTGTAATCTGTTTACTTACATTAACCGCATCGCTAGGTTTATTGAATGTTTTAGCTATTTGAGGCATTAAATTAATAGCTTCTTTCAATGATGCGTTATGTGCATCAATGCTAGCTTTAGCCTTGCTCCATTCAACCGATAAATCTAATACATTACTCATTTTTTGACTTTGATAATTTGTAGTAATTAATAAATTCTAAAACTGTTAATTCGTTTGCATTAATCTTAATACCTAAATTTACAGATATGATACTTATTAATTTGTAAACACTTAATTTCTCTTTTTTCTTTACTTGCTCTTTTTTAAAAGTGTCAAGGATATTTAATTGTGATTTGTAAACTTGGTCTAAAAACTTATCTATTTCGTAAATATCTGAAAAGTGATTAATCTTTTTTTGTTGTGGAAATAATTTTTGTATGCTTTCTACTAAATTAGACTTTGCGTATTCCTGCGTTTCTATGTGCTTAATATCAACTACTAGCTTAAAATAGTTTATCAACTCAAGTATCAATTCACCTTTATACTCTTCTCTTATGAGTTTAGCCTGAAACCTCAATAAATTACGCCATTCTAAACTATCGAACTCATCAAAATAGTCATCATATAACTTAATAAACGTGTCTTGTGAAATTCCTAAATCTTTAGCTGATATTTCATTATTCAGTAACTTCCACCACGTTATTATCGGGAACGTTTCCAAACTCTGATACAAGTGCGTATTCTTGTCCTTTTTTAGGTTTAAACCCTTGTGCTTTTGTGATAGATATTTCTCCCTTATCGTTTTTATAATATGCATAATTTACACCTGTTTTGTTATAAATATCTTTGTAGTATAGAATTCTATTGTTTGTAGTAACTGGAAATGATTTTCCACAAGTGAAGCATGGTTTTTGCACTCCTACTTCTGTTTCCTCTTGTTTTATTCTTTTAGCCATTGTAATAATAGTTTTTGATTACTTTTTCTGTTATTTGTTTGGTAATATCATAAGCTAGTTTTTGGCGTTCTTTTTCAGAAATGTTAAAGTTATAATCACCATATTTCTCAACTATTTTACCAAACTTATAATCCCTTGAAAATATTTCATATTCGGCTGTACCAAACATGGCAAACGTTATTTTTTCTCCTAATGAACCTGTTAAAGTTAAATCTACAAATCCTTTTCCTAGTGGATTTATCTGCTCTTTAAAGGTCTTATAGCTGTAAACTGCGTACAAACCTATAATATTCCCATCAGGTTGCTCACCTCTTTTCCATCGCTCCCGAATAGCTTGCTTTATTTTAGGAAAAACCTCCTCAAAGAGATTGTCAAAGAGGAGGTCTAAATCAATCTCTGGCTTATTCATTTTATTGTATAACGCCAGTATATCAGCCATTTTTTAAGAAGCTACTGTTTTAACATTAGACTTACCAGTATATTTAACACCATTTGCATCTTCAATAGCGTAATAAGTACCATCAGTTAGAACCACTTGGAACGTGCCTACTGCTACTGTTCCTGTTAGTGCTAAAGTATAACTTCCATTTCCGTTATCAGTTACTCCTGAAACTGTTGCTGTTTGACCTACTATTCCGTAGAAAGCATCATCATTCAATCCTAAAACTGCTGTTCCTGAACAAGCTGACAATACAGTAACATTAACGCTAGTTGTAGCTGTTGTGATTGTAGCTGTATCTATTGTCATATTAACACCTATTGGAGCATTGTACTCAAATGGGTCAAATCCTAAATTATCTACATCAATAACAACTTTTCTTTTGTTGAATTCAGTAGCGCCAGTTGGCGAAAATTGGAACATGATTTTAGATTGTTGTGGGTCTGTACCTGCTTGTAGTCTAAAAGAAGATTTAGAGTTATAGCTAGTGTCAAATGGTTTTAAATATGCACCTGCACTATCTTCAGTTAGTAAAAACCCTTTTTCGCAATGCATTAATAAGTTCCAACTTCTATCCATCAATTTAGATAAGTTATTGTCAAAACAAGTTGAGCGGTCATAAATAAATGAATATTCTGGTTTGCCAACTCTAATATCAGATTTACTACCGATACTTGATGTAGCGGTTTCATTCTCTGGCGTAGTTTGCTCAAAGTTGAATATTTGCCCCAAAGGAACAATATCACCTGACAAAATATAGTTATTATATGCTGTTTTCATCTGTTCATTAGTCATGGTTTTTGCAAACTTTACTGACTTTGAAGCGAGTGAAACACCATATACATCACCTAAAGATTTTAAGTCGCAATCTGCAACTCCTAATCCTAAAATTTCATTCAGCAAGCAAGCTGAAATATAAGTGTTTATCATTGTTTTTTGTTTATTTAATTATACAATTCGGTCTTATTCCTAAATTATTTAGAAATATAATTCTTGCATCAACTACCTGAATAGTTATGCCTTTTTGATTTGATTTTTGGTTTAATCCCTGAAAGTTTAAATCCGTATCTTTGATACCATAATTAGGCTCATCAGCAAACGGAAGCCCAAAACGATTTTCTTTTATATTCACGAATTTATTTTTACTCAACACTTTATTAACTTCATTATAAAGAGGTGTTAAGTAAGTTTTGTAATTTTTGTTGTATCGTTCTGAATTCATCATGTTTACATCTGACAAGGCGAATAATATTAATTGGCTGTTTACTTCAAATTCATCTTTACTTATTGGTGTTGTCTTGTTTAAAACATACCAAATTAGCGGAAATGTTTGAGTGCTTTTATGTGAAAGTACCCAAGCGTTTAACTCTTTTTGGTCGCCGTAGTGTGTAGTTACAGCAATACCACCAATAGTAATGTCTTTAAATATTTCCTTTAAAGCTTCGCCAATTTCAATCATAGCCCTAACCTATTTTGATATTCTAAATACCCTGCTGGCACGTTTGGATAATCCGTTTCGTTATCTTTTAAAAACTGCAAATAACTAACGTAACCTGTTTTTTTACAACCTTGAAAATAATCTACAAAGGTTATATTATCAAAATAAGTTACTCTTTTGTAATTTGTATTTTCGCCTTGATACATCGTTACAAAATCATTCCAAATCTCTACTAGATGAGGCGTAGCATCCAAATTAACGCTATTTTTAGCTTCTAATGTTATTCTACCTAAAGAACTATTTGAACCAGCGTCAAAATGGTTTAAATACACGAAATTAGCTAAAATAGAGGCTTTATAAGTTCCCTCTGTATATTTTAAACCTTTCCAAGTATATTCTACACCATCTTTAGTATAAGTGCATCCGTTTAATAGATTTTTCCACTTTTGGGGAGCTCCTGTATCTAACTCCCCATCAGTGGTATTATCTTTCAGGTCTTCGTATAACAAATTTCCTAAAGTTTCTTGCAAAAATTGACTAACATAGAAATCAATAGACTGCTCTAATTCAATAGATGCGTCACTTGTCGGCTCATTCGTATTAGGAATATGCAGTTTTTTAATAAAATATGTTTTGTCAATGTATAGCATTACTTTTTAGATTTATTTGTTTTAACTGGTTTTTCTTTAGCCTCTTTTTCGCTATAAACTTGTGCTACTCCTAATTTTATAAAAATATTAGAAATATCTTTACTAAAAGTTTTTACTTCGCCTTTTTTGTTTGTTTCATAATCAGAAGTAAATTCTATTTTTTTATCGTTTTTAGCCATTTTTTAATTAATTAAGATGCTAAAGTTGCTAAAGCCGCATCGATGTCTGTACATTTTAAGAAGCCTGTTTTATCTACATTTCTAATTAAGAATAGTAAACGTTTTCTAGCTTTTATAGTCATCATATCTTCAACTGCTTGAGCATTGATATAAACTTTAGACAAAGTTAATCCGCCTTTTTCGTAAATAGTACCAAAACGAGAGTCTCCAACTACTAAAGTATTATCTGCTAAATTATTATCTTCTACAATTGTTAATCCTGCAATTGTACCTGTATTAGCATCAAACATATAGTTGTTGTTACCATCTTTTTTAAGCATATATTGGTCAATTACATCTGAATTAGCCGCTACAAAGTCTGGTTTGTATTTAGAACCTCTTGTTTTAACAATAGCTGTTCTCATTTTTCTAACCAAGTCTTTTATGCTTGCATCAGTTATCCCACTTGCAACTGCTGTATATGCTGGTGCATAAGTAACTAATCCAGTTAGATTTTCTCCTGTACCTGCTCCTACTGCAATTTGGCTATCAACTTTTGTTTCAACGTTTGTTTCGATAAACATTTCTAATTCAGCTGCTGCACTTGCTTCATCTTCTCCAAATTCTTCTGAAACTGGCAAAGTATCACCGATTTTTTTCAAATCAACGGAATATTTAGCAAATTTTGCAGTAGATTCTGGAAAAGCATCCCCCTCTGCAACCATTGTTGCCGCTCTTACAGTTGTAGCTTCATCCCAATCGTGATAAACAACTTTACCAGCATCATCTCCATTACCTAGATTTACTTTTCTGAAAATATCATACAAAGCTCTAAGTTTTACCCCAAGCTGACCAATTGTAGTTAATTTGTTTTGGCTAGCTGAATTTGTAATTGAAGCTCTAACTGTATCAGCTTTTAAAACAATTTCTTTACCTACCTCACCTTTTACTAAACCTGTAATTTCAGATTTTCTTTGTTTAACCTCATCAAAAAGAGTGATAGGTTTTTCATTTTCAACTGACTTCATTTTATCAGTGATTTGATTTTCGATTTCAGCGGTTAAAAAAGTTTTTAAAGCCTCTTGCCCTGCTGTCATTTGTTCTTTTACCTCATCGGTAATTGTTGTTTTTAAAAGAGCATCCTCATGCGCTTTCATTTCTGATTTGTATTGGTCTAACTCTGCTGGAGTTAGCTTTTCCAATTCTTCTGTTTTTTTGTAAATAAACATTGTTTTTAATTTTAAATTATACTTAATTTTCTTTTCTCTTGCACTTCTACTGTGCTTTGGCTTTGAGTGTCTTCTGACGGCTCTTCTTTTGAAGTGTTATCAACGGCTTCAATTTCTTTATTTTCTAAAGTAGGGGTTGCCGAGTTTGAACCCATAACAACCGCACTACCCTCTATAATTTTTGCTTCTTTAACTACCCAAAAATAACCACGTTCATCAGCTACTTCTTTGTTAGCTATGATTGGATAATACTCATCCCATAATGCTTTGTATTCCTTGTCATATTCCGCTTCTGTATTTATTGCTAATTCTAATTGAACATAACGCATACCTACTGAATGGTTTTTTACCCAACCATTAGCATATTGATTGAGCATAAATTCATTACGCTTCTTTTCAATTGTGCTTTCAAATATTAATGCTTCTGTTTTTCCTTCATAAGGCAATCCTAACTGCTTCCAAGTCATTGATTGAACGTAGCCTTTAGCAGTATCAGTTATGACTTTGTCAAAGTCTCTTTCGTGTTCTTGTAGGTGCAAAAACGTAGCATTATCTTTTACTGATTTGTTCCAAATTCCATTAACATGAACATCGCCATGACTATCTAAAAAGTTAGTTGTATTGATTACAACTTTTACGTTTAAAGTTTCAGGATTTTGTATTTGCCCCTGCATATCCTCTTTAGTTGTATCAATTTTTACAGAAGTATCCAAATAACCAAAAGAAACCGCATCAGCATTTTTAGTAACTGATTTTTTAATAGAAATTAATTCTTTCTTATTTTCTATTAATGCTTTAAATAATTCCTCTTTTGTTTGGAATTCTTTATTAGGAAATTCTAATACTTTTATCATTTCTTCACAATTTTATCATTCGACAATATATCTTTTCTTTTCTCTAATTGTTTACGCAATTCTGGAGAAATATCTTTTTTTGATAGCAGTTTTTCTATTTCTTTAATATCCATTGCTATATAATGTTTTTAGTTCATTGCTAATATCAACACCTAATTCATTAGCCAATTTTAAGTTTTCTAACTTTAACTTAATCTGGTCTTGCTTTTCTTTTTCAAACACCGCATTAAAAGGGCAATGAGAGAAACTAGGTCTTAAATCTTCTAATTCAAAGATAACTTCTAACAAGTCAGTGAACTTCTGAAGCATTGGGGTTATAGAATAATAAATAAACAATCCTAATGACTTTTCTTTACCCTCGTTGAAAACTCCACCTTTCATTACTAAATCAATCAAATCGGATGGAATATTGAATAACCTAGCTAATTTTGCAAAGTCATTGTTAAAAGCTTCATCAAGTCCTAAATTTTTTAAATTAGAAACTAATTGATTGATGTTTAGATTATCTTTTACTGAATGAATAGGTTTATTTTCGCTTAATAGTGAGTTAGTAACGCTTTGATGCTCCTCTTTACTCATTACTCCACCTGCTAATCTTTGTGCATCAGTTTGATTTCCTGAAACTAATATCTTTTTAGTATAGAAAATGTTTCTTCCTTTGCTTTCAATCGCTTCATTTGTGTTATCAACAACACCTTTGCAAGCCGTGAATAGATTTGCGCCATTAAACCAATCTCCAGTTATACCACTAGCAAAGTCGATAATGTAAAGCTTTTGTAAATCTAATGTGCTTTCTGTTCCATCCTCTTGCTTGTATTTAAAATTACCTTTTAAAGCTGATTTTCTAGTAGAAGCTGAAAAATACATCGTTTTAAATGCTTTTTCCTGCTGGTTTGTCAGCTTAATATTTTCTTTTTTGAGCAGATAAATAGTAGTATTTTGAACATAAACATAAACATTTTCAGCATTTGCATAAAATAAGTATTGCCAAATTAATTCAGTCCATGTTTGATTTGGGTTTGGCTTTTCGGCTAATTCATAGAGATAATCTTCTTTGTATAGTTTGTTATTTTTGTACGAATGGAACTTCGCTAAACTACCATAGTCTGCTATAAACTTTCTAATTGTAAGTAATGCAATGCTTTCAAGCGTGTATTTTGTTGTGTCTGTTATTTCTTTTTTGTTGCCAAAAAGTTTATCTAAAAATGAGTAGAAAAAACTGCCATTACTATCTCTTTCAACATAGTTAGGAAGTTTACCAACAGAAAAGTTTAAGTTCCAAGCCATATATAAAAAAATCCTAACCAGCAATACAGCCAGTTAGGACTACCTTTTTAATTGTTGTGTTGTCGTTCATTTTTAGTGGTTTAGTGCATCTTCACACTAATTCATATTGCAAATATAAAAATTAATTTAAAATAAATAGTTTTTATTTAATTATTTTCTAACCAATCCCTATATTTCTAATGTGTCTTCTAACGTAGCGTATCGGGTCAATACAATCGTCATTTAATTTTATAACCTCATCATCAACAACACCAAGCCTGTCTTTAGCGTATTGATAGTTTTTGAAATCATTATCTATTCCGCTACTTTCAATCGTATATACTACGTTAGTAGATTGTAATAAGCTAATACCAGCCATTACTGAACCTTTAGGCTTATCTATTCCTATTGCTCTATTCCACCCGAAGTCCTGTAGCATATATATATTATCAGGTACTGCGCTATCACAAATAATAGTTGCCTCTTTTGGAACACCTAATCTAGTCATTGTATAAACTATAATACCGCCATTTTCTTCATTATTAAGCTTGGCTCTTTGCTCATTTGTGAGTTCAGCAAGTAGTTGATTTTCTGATTTGCTGTTCAATTCGTGACAATATAGCGTGTTTGTGTATTGGTCGTATTTGCAATGTATTATCCCGAAGCCATGATTTTTACCCCAATCAATTCCGTAAAATGATGGTAGATTAAGATTTACAAAATCTTTAAATGTATTTGTTTTGAAATGGGTGAAAACACGTCCTTCAACACTTCCAACCTCTCCTAATCCGTAAACTCTCCAAACATTAGCCCAATATTCATTTTTTACAGTTCCATCTTCATAATATCCATCTTCATAATATTTTAAAATACTACTAACTTCTTCTTTGGATAAGAATTCATTATCTTTATAAGTTAATTGTATAAAATTTTCATCATTTATTAAATCTGTACCCCAAAAATATCCGTCTGGATTAAAATCTATAATGGAAATTGATGCTCTTGATGCTACTTGTCTATACGCTTCTAGTTTAACTTTATTTGCTTCGTTAGTATAAACTACATCTCTACGCATGCCTTTACCAACATCATGCAAGTCTAAACCTAAAAATTCAATAAAACTACCATTATTAAAATAATATTTGCTTTCTGTTTTGTTCCAAGTTCCAGCAGTTGTATATAAATTCCAATCTTTCATTATTTTAAGAAAGTCATTTACAACTGTTCTTTTCATTTTTGCTAGTTCATCCGATATAATAGAGATTTCTTTTTTATCATTTCTATAAGCATAATCAATTAATATCATTAAAATACTAATTGTCTTACCTGCTCCTTGACCGCCTTGTATAATGAAAGTTTTTTGGTCGTTTTTAAGTAGTTTTTTAATTTTATATAAAGCAGTTGTAGGCTTATATTTAAAATCGTTATTTGTCATCTAATGGATTATCACCAAATATTGGTTGTTTAGCATTTACATTAGCGTCAATTTCTTGTCTTTCAACTAAGTTATTCAATCGTTGTGTTATGCTAGGATTGTATATTCCAGCCATACCGCCTTCTATTTGGTCTTGTCTAATTATTTTCTTAATTGTACGACAGATGGGGATATATTGGGAATATCTATCTTCTTTGTTTTCAAAATAATCACTTACATCTGTGATTATATTATTTATAAAAAGATAGTTTTCAAAACCTTCAAGTGTCAAAGGTCTTTCTTTTTTTCTATTAACACTATCTCCATCTTTACCTACAAAATCATGTACTAATATAGGATTTTTTTTTACCTCATCTTTATAAGCTAAAAAATACTCCCACATCTTTTCGGGTGTTTCTATGTATTTATTTTTAGGCATACAGCAAAACTACAAACTAAAATGTTAAAATTATGTTAAAATTTGGAATAAGTGTTGTTTGTATAAATATAAGTCGTATATTTACATCATAATAATAAACAAATAGGAATTATGGCAACAGTTTTTTTAACACAAGACATTAGAAAAGAAATATTAAACTCTATTAAAGAATTTGAAAATCTTATACAAAAAGAAATAGTTATTTCTTGGGATTTAAGAAAACATGATAAAATAATTCTTTACACAAATAAAATAATAGAATTAAAACAAGCTTTAACTGATGGATTTATTTAGTAAAATAACACCTATTAAATGTTATAAAACAAAAGAAGTACTTAATTTAGGTGATTTAGTAATGGATTGTCAAAAAAGATGTGGTACTTTAGAGTGGGATGATTATACAAATCAATATTATATACGTCCCATTGAAGGAGGAAAAATTAAGACACAAAATTATATAAAAATAGACAAAATCTTTGATTTTAAAATTGACAATACAAAAATTGAATGTAGAAAAAATCATTTAAAGAAAAAATGGTAATGCATAGACAAAAAGTAATTATAGTACAAGATAAGCGGACTAACACTCCAGAAGTATTCGGAAATTTTAAAAAAATGTGCGAAATTAAAGGATTTCCTTATCATAGTTTGAAGATGAAAACATTTCCGATACATTACAAAGACTTTATAATTCACAAAGTACAATTTATTTAAAAAAAACTTGTTTATTAAAAAACTTGCATTATATTTGTATTACAAATGATAGCATTATGTTTACACTAAAAACCATATCAGAAGCAACTGGGATAGAAACTGAACATTTAAGAGTTTTATTAACTAGTTTAGGAATACAGCCAAGTTTTACTTATGGTTACAGAAAAGAGAGGTTGTATAATATTTACCAACTAGATTTAGCAAGTCAATATTTGATGCGTGATTTAGTTATGGATATAGACTTAGAAAACAACGAATGCGTTGTAATATTTGAAAGCAAAATTAATTTAGAAACATTATAATTATGGAAATCATAAGATACTTATGAAATTAAACAACTAATCAAAGAAGCAACCGATGTACAATAAACTAATCAAAGAATGCGAAAAAAGATTACTATCTTTCAATAGAATTTTAGAAGATAGTAGCTACACAAAACCTGCAAAACGCTGGGCAAAAGAATACATTGAGAGGTTAGAAAATATTAAGAACTTTTTAATTAAAAGATATGAAAACACAAGAAATGTTTAAAAAGAACAACGACAATCTATTACGCCGTATTTGTGATAAGATACGCATTTTAGAATTACACGAATTGAATATTAAGTTAAACCCTTTAAATCCTGTTTATCATGAAAAAATCAAACACACTAATTAAAGCAATGATTATTCTTTGCTTAATCCTGATGTTATCATTGAACATCAATACCATTTTTTTCAAAATACTATCTGCTTTTGCGATGGGTATTTTAGTAGTCAGCAACTTATTTTTAGCGTTAATTTATTTATTTAAAAAAGAAAATGACTAAATTAGAACAAACTTTAGAAATACTATCAGCATTCTTTATAACTGGCGTTGGCTTGTTTATGGTAGGCTGGATTTTAATCTTAATTGGGGATTTATATGAAAATCACAAACGAAAAACTACAAGAACTAATCGCAAAATGTAAATTCGATTACATGAGCGATACCGAGTGGATGCTTGACTATACGGATAGTAAATATACACTTTGCTGTGGTAAAGGAGAAAACGGAGTAAACTACATTGAAGAATGTTTAATCAAAGTTAAAGGCAACTGGATTGAAATCGAATTAAGCGATAAGCAAGTAGAAATGATATATAAAGAAATAGATACCTACGAGCCTTTAGAAGAAGAAAAGTTTGAAGAAATCGACGATATGTATCATTACTTCGGAGTTAAAAGAAGTGATTTTTTTTGATTATAAAGCCCGAAGTGATTTTGCCTTAACGTTCTCTCGCTTTGTGATGTTGCAAACTTCGGAAACGAGTATTTTCGGTTACAAATAAACGTGATGCGAACCGTAAACGTCAATTTACCACATAATTTGCAATAGCACAAAACGAGTGTTAGTAGCTGTTTACGGATTATTTTACATTTATTTTAAAAATATTTGTAATTTTATTAGGTTGTACAAAAATAAGTTGTATATTTGTATATAATTAATCACTAAAAAATAGAAATTATGACAACTTTAGAAACTTTAGAATTAAACAGAAAACAAGCATTATCACCTTATCAAGAGATACAAGAGGATAGAATGAGAAGATATTTTGAATGTCAAGATGATACTATTCTTGGTGGTATATCTGACCAAGTTACGACAGATACCATTAATAAAATAAATCGCAAATACGATTTATTGATTGAACAAGAGTTAAATGGTGGATTTTTATCTAGAACTGAAAACACTATTTGCCTTTATAAAAATGGCGTTATGGTTAGCAACAAGTTATGTAATGGAAAATTTGGAAAATTCTTTGTTCTTACCGATGGCACTTTTATTTCAGTAGCTAAAAAGAAAGCAACATTTGACAAAAAAGGAGTAGAAGTGAAAGTATTAGTTACTGATTACAAATGCAACTTTAACGGCATAACTGATAAAGGATTTGTTATGTATAGCAGTATTGAAGTTATAAATATAACAGAAAGAGATTTTGATTTCTTAACTGATGATTTTTCAAACGATAATTGGATTGGATATTTACATAATAACAAATAATAAAATGCAAAGACAATCAATAATCGTATTCATTCAAGGCGAGCGAATAGAAACCTACGGCAACTTAAAAAAGTGTTGTGAAATGGAAAACTTAAAATACCACACTTTAGCACGTTTAAAATTCCCTATTCGGATAAATGATGTAGTTATACACAAAACGCTCTTTAAATAGCTACTAAACGTTCCCGTGCTTGGTGCAGTGCGGGCAAAAAATGCACCGACTTTCGATTAATAACAAAACTTAAAAATATGCCTGAACTTAAAATTAAAGACCAAAACCCGCATTGCTCCAAGCACGTGTTACCAGCAGTGCCTTCTTCGGATGTTTATTTAGAAGATTGTGTAACGGCATTAAAACGCTATGCAGATAACCATTTTGATTTGGCAATAGTTGACCCGCCTTATGGGATAAATGCTGATGAAAACGCTTTTAAAAGTGGTGTAAATGGAAAGGTTCACGGATTTAAAAACCATAGCCAAAAGAATTGGGATAAAGAGATACCAAGTAAAGAATACTTTGACGAACTTATTAGAGTATCTAAAAATCAAATTATTTGGGGTGGCAATTATTTTACAGAACATTTAAAGCCAGTAATGAGTTGGATAGTTTGGGATAAAATGCAACATAATTTTAGTTTTTCAGATGGCGAATTAGCGTGGTGTAGTTTTGGAACTAAACTAAAAATATTTCAATACGCAAGAGGGAATGAAAGTGGATTTGCGCCTAAATTAAAAGGAACAGAAAGAGCAGGGATAAATATACATCCAACACAAAAGCCGATAAGATTATACGAATGGATTTTAGCAAATTACGCAAAGCCAAATGATTTGATTTTAGATACCCATTTAGGAAGTGGAAGCAGTAGGATAGCAGCGTATAAAGGCGGGTTCAACTTTGTAGGATTTGAAATAGACCAAGAATATTATGAGAAACAAGAAAAGCGTTTTAATGACTTTAAATCACAATTGCGGTTGTTTTAGCGGTGTCGGT